GCCTTCGCCTCAATGCAAGACGGCTGGTCGGACAACAGCCATTGCCGGGCTGTCGAACCGCGCCTGCCGCGCTGGCTGTCGTGGTTCATGACGCTGGACAATTCGCTGTGGGGCGACGCCGGCTGGCTGCTTGATACCTACATCAAGAACCCGGCTACCGCCATTGCCCAGCCAAAGGCGCTGTTCATCTGCTCGCCACGACTACGGAGGGCAATCAATGGCTGATCCAATCGCAACGGATGGCGGCGTTCTCGGCGTCAAGTTCGCGGTGCTGCTGGCCGGCTTTGCGGGCGGCGTCGTGTCGCTGTCGTTCGTTAAGGAACTGTCCAAGCTGCAAGCGATGATGTCGGTCGTCACAGGCGCTGTGACTGCCGGCTATCTGACGCCGCTTGCCATCCACTACCTGTCGCTGTCCTCGCCGGAGATTCAGAACTGCGTGGCCTTCGTCGTCGGCCTGACCGCCATAAACATCATCCCCGGGCTACTCAAGCTATCCGAAATGTTCAAGCGCGACCCGCGCAGCTTCATCGGCGGCAGTGGGGGTGAAAAATGATCTTCGTCCAAATCTTCGTCGCCTTTGCGGCAGCCGTGACGATGTTCTATTCCATCGGCTGCCTCAACCGCATGACCTCCGCGACTGATCACGCCATCAGGGCGGCTTACGTCCTGATCGCCGCCGGGGCGTTCGGCGAGATCGCCGCCATCTTCGACGGCCATACCCCCGGCATTGCCGAAACGCTGTTCATCGGCGGCTTCGGCTTGCTGGACTTCATCGACCGGCGCTGCCCCATGCGCTGCCCGCTGCCGCATGTCCCAAATGACAAAGAGGTGCGAACGTGCTTACCCCCGACCAACTAAAAAAAATCATCCCCTACGCCGGCCAGAAAGCCGGCGTTTTTCTTGGCCCGCTGAATGATGCGATGGCCGAGTTCGGCATTGACACGCCAGCCCGCGAGGCGGCTTTTCTGGCGCAGATTGCCCATGAATCCGGGTCGCTGCGCTACGTCAAGGAACTGGCATCCGGCGCTGGCTACGAAGGCCGGGCCGACCTTGGCAACACTGAGCCGGGCGACGGCGTGCGCTACAAGGGGCGCGGCCTGATCCAGATCACCGGACGGGCGAACTATGCGTCGTGTTCGGCGGCCCTGTTCGATGGCCCCGACGTGCTGCTGGAACACCCGGAAATGCTCGAAACGGTGTCCGGTGCGTGCCGCTCTGCCGCGTGGTTCTGGAAGACCCACGGCCTCAACGAACTGGCCGACGCCGGCAACTTTGAACGCATCACGCGGCGCATCAATGGCGGCCTGAACGGGCAGCCCGACCGGCTGGCTTTCTTTGCCACTGCAAAAGAGGTGCTTTCGTGCTGACATCCATCCCGATCATTTACCGGCTGCTTGCCGTGCTGGCTTTCGTTGGTGCCGTGTTTTTCTCTGGCCTGATTACTGGCCGCGAGCAGGTGCAGGACAAGTGGGACGCGGCGATCCGGAAGCAGGCCGTGCAGGTTGCCGCCGTCAAGGTGAAGCAGGCCGAGGCGACGGTTCAGGTGGTCACCAAGTATATCAACCGCGTTCAAATCGTCCGCCAAAAGGGCGCGGACATCATCAAGGAGGTTCCCGTCTATGTCACCAAAGAAGCTGATGCTGGCTGCGTTATTCCTCGCGGCTTTGCCCGCCTGCACGACGCTGCCGCCGCCGGTAGTCTTGCCGGCCCCGCCGGAGGCACTGATGCGGCCCCCGCTGGAATTGCGCTCTCTGCCGTTGCCGCCGCAGTTGCCGACAACTACGAGCGATGCCACGAAAATTCCACCACACTGACCGGCCTGCAAGAATGGGTGCGGGCGCAGCAGGCAGCTGGGCAGTGATGGAAAACTGCCTGACGTATGCCCTGCGGCTGTGGCGCTTTGGCAGGCCATCCGACCACCTCGTCATTCGCCGCAGTCATTGGGGCTGGTTCCCGCACTTCGCCGTCATCTTTGAGCTTGCCGACGGGTCGCTGGTCAAAAAGGAATATGTCCCGATCAAGCCCCGCGCCCACTGGCTGCCGCCCCTGTTCTTTCGCGGCGTCGAAAAAACGACCGTCTATATCAGGGCCGGCGAAACCGTCCAGACTTAGGCAGCCGCTTCCTCTGCTTTGCCTTCCTCCCCCGCTGCCGCCTTGGCGACCAGCGCGTCAATCCAGTCCGACCACGCCTGCATCATGTCCCGTCTTTCTGGCATGTATTCGGCGTGGTTGTAGGCTGCCTTCACCTTGTCCCGCTCCGCGTGGGCAAGCTGCCGCTCGATCACATCAGAGCGCCACCCCAATTCATGCAGCAGGGTCGATGCCGTCGATCTGAAACCATGCCCGGAAAACTTCCCGGCGTAACCCATGCGCTCAAGGGCGCGATTTACCGTCGTCGCCGTCATGCACGTTTTCGGCGACCGCATGTTCGGGAACAGGTAGCGCCGGCCCCCGGAAAGCGTGTGCAGTTCGCGCAGCAGCGCGACCGCCTGCCGGGAAAGCGGAACAATGTGCGCCTCCCCGACCTTCATCTGTTTTTTCATCTTCATGCGGCCAGCCGGGATTCGCCACTCGGCGGCGTCAAGATCGAACTCCGCCCATTCGGCCATCCGCAATTCTTGGGTGCGCACGAACGTCAGCATCATCAGCCGTAGGGCAATGACCGTCCCGAGGTAGCCGCCATATTGCCCAAGCTGCGCCATGAAGGCCGGGATGTCCTCTTTGGACAGCGGCGGGTTATGCCTGACCGGCTTGCGCTTGAGCGCGCCGGCAAGGGCTGACGCCGGGTCGCTGTCCGCGCGCAGCGTTGCCACGGCATACCGGAAAATCTGCCCCGACCATTGGCGGATCAGCACCGCGATGGTCGATGCCCCGCGCTTTTCGACGGCCCGGATTCTTTCGAGGATGTGCGCGGCCTTGACCATGCGGATCGGGAAAGCCCCGATCTTCGGGAACACGTCCCGGACTAAATAGTCTTCGACCTGCTTGGCGTAGTGGGCCGACCAGTGTTCGCGGTTGTGTTCCATCCACTCGCGCGCCACCGCCTCGAAGGTGTTGGCATGCTCGCCCATCCGCTCAAGGCGTTCGGCTTCCCGCACTTGGGTAGGGTTCAGCCCCTGCTTGACCTGCTCGCGCGCCCACTCGCGTTCCTTGCGGGCATCGGCCAGCGACACGCCGGGATATTCCCCGATGGTGAAAATGCCGTCCTTCTCCGGGGTGATCCAATAGCGGTAGCGCCAGATTTTCGACCCGCTGGGTCGAACGTCAAGGTAAAGCCCCTGCCCGTCGGGCAGCTTGACCGGCTTGTCGCCGGGCTTGGTGTTTCTGATCTTGGTGTCAGTGAGGGAAGCCATCGACCTACCGGATAAGGGCCGAAAAGATCGGCGTTATCCGGTAGGTTATCCGGTTTTTAGCTGGCTGCCAACGAACCGGACTGAACTACACCGAACAGGTGACGGGCTAAAGGCAGGCCCGGCGATGGCTTTAGTGGACTTTAGCGAACCAAGCCGGCCAAGCGTGCCGATTATCGATCATCAGAAGCATTTTAGGGCCATCTCCTTGAATCTATTAGCCCATGCTACTGCAATCTGGAAATCTTATCCGGCTGCTTATCCGGTTTCTCGTTCGCTGGGGGTTGTAATAGCGCTGTGCGCTGCCTGAATTCCATTATCGCAGCCCGGCGCGGCCCCGTCCAGTTCGCGGGAGTTCGCCGGCAACCACTTCACCGCCTACCGTGTCGGAAATTTCGTCCGCAATCAGAAGGCAACACCCTTGCAGGTTTGCTCCGTATGCGGCCTTGTACTTTTCGTGGATCATTTCCGCCGTGAAATCTTGTACCGCTTTGTGCATATCGTTCCACTTGATGGCTAAACCCATTTCCAATGGTTTCGACGGCTGCGATTATTTGCTCCACGAAAATCACCTCCATCGACTCAATCCGCAATTTGTATTTGATGCGTATGCCGTTCTCTGGGCAGTAAGCGAAAAACTCTGTGGTGTAGGTATTCATACTGCCAACACCATCTGCACCGCATGCGGCTCCCAGAACGTCGTCCCTTGGTGACTCTCTATCCGTTCCCGCATCACCAGCGCTCGGCATTCCTTGCTGGCCGGCGTGTAGGTTCCGCGCCATGCCGAATCAATCCCCACGTTTTGCGCTATGTTCGTGCTATCCGCGCTGGAAAACGGAAGCCGATAAAACACGTCCGGGTTGAGCATCCGCAAGCCGTGCAGTTTGCAAACCGGGTTCCCGTTTTTGTCGCAAATCGCGTTCATGGCTTCGGCTATCCGATCCCACCATTTAGCGTCGCCGACCGTCGCATACTGGCCGCTACTGCCAAGGCAAACGCGGGGCCACTCCAGCGCCATCCGCTGCAACCGCGTTATGCTTTCGTGCATGTGCCACACCGGAGCGCCGACCCATTTGTTTTTCGGTTCCTGCCAAGGCCACTCGGCCAGCAGTGCATCGTTCTCCGCTTCGCCACCATCGATCACGTCCGGTATCACAGCAAAATCAAAAGGCGGGTATCGGTGCAACTCGGCAACCCAGCAGTAATAGTATTGCCAGTCCGTCACCGCCTTGCCGCTTTTCCACGCCGAGAAAGCCCCGTTATCCACCGCGAAACTTTGGCAAATCTCAAGCACTAGGCCCAACTGGTCAGGGTAGCGAAAGCTCACAAACGCATGTCCTCCGCTGACTGCGGCGCGAGCTGCTGTCGCCGGCGTAATCGGCAGTCCGTGGTAGTGGATCATTCCGCTGCCCTACCAGCGCAGACTTGCCGCACAACGGCGGCGTTAGGCCGCTTTGTTGCAGCAATCGCATGGCGCAATCTGTCAACGCAGCACAAAGCCCCGCCGCTGTCAGTTTTGTCGCACCACGCAATCACATCAATTGCGCTATCACGCAGGATTGCACGCTCTCCGGTCAGTCGTTTAATGGCATCAAGCGCTTCTCTGTGTACCTCTGCCACCCGATCCTTAAATGGCGCGTCTGGCAGGCAATCAACAATCAACATCATCTTTTCTTCAAGTTCTGTCATTTCAATCATCCATGCCCAACAATCGGGTCAAGCGGGACCGGCGAAATTCCGGTTTTGGTCTTGGCTATGGTCATCGCGCCGGCCCCTTACCTGAACGTTATGCCCCATCGGTCGCCAGTTGGTGTTGCCACTTGGCTTTGCAATGCACCCCATGCAGCGCAGCACGCGCTCGACCGTGTTCTTGTGGCTGGCATTGCAGGTAGCACACGTTCTCATCGCGCCGGCCCCTTACCCTGAACGTTAGATGCCTTGTTTGCGCTCCTGGCAATCGCCAGCAGCAAGTCTCGAAACGCTGGGGTTTTCATGCTGCACCTGTCGAGCCAAAGCCGGCAGTGCCGCGCGCCGTATCGGTCAGTTCTTCGGCTTCGATCAGTTCGACCATCGGCACCTGGATGACCATTGCCTGCGCGATGCGGTCGCCGTG